CGAGTCCGAAACAAAATTAAAATTTGATAATGATACTGTTGTCGAATTGATAGAAATTTCAGTATCTACATATGGTATATCTGTAGCAAGAGTTGGATATACAACTTGATTTGTAGAATTATCAATAATTTCTACTAAATCTCCTTTTTTTAATTGTGATTTATCGACTGTTGTTCTTAAATTTACATTAGATCCTGATATTGATTCAATTTGAATAGAAGAACTGGTATTATAAATCCAAGAATTTGCAAAAATTTCTTTGTATGTCTTATTTTGTTCTGGATTTTTAATATTATCCCCAAGATATTTTACTGTTAGAACTTGTCCCTCATCAACTGAAACATATTCAGATTTCTGGACAAAATCGGATAATACTCCTGTTAATCTCAACTCAACATTTTTGGATAAGTCCCCATTTTCATATCCATAATATGTTTCAGTTGATGAGATAATATTGTTCGTTGCTAAAATTTGTTCTGTTACTCCAGAACAATTTAAAAACTGATTGACATTTTTATCAGTATATGTTATCGAATTATTTCCAGATATTAATGTACCACTTTTATCAAATCCAACAGTAGAATCCACTGAAATAATGGAAGACCCCACTTCAACATTTTCCAAACATTTAGTACTTGGAGTAATTTTAAAAGTACCTTCTATAGAAGTATTGTCTTCATATCCAACAAATAAGGATAACTTAAAATATTGAATTCCTTTTCTTGTAAAAGGTTCTACAGAAGATATTGATGCCTTTGTAGAGACATCATTGGTTTTGAATATGGTTTGTCCAACTAATTTCAAAGGATTTCCAGATATTGCTTCAGCAATTACAATTTCCCTTCGGATAAATTCTGCGTCAGAAGGTTTTATTAATTGCTCTTCTAAGTTGATTATCTTGGGAGTTTCTCCATACAAAACATTAAATAAAATTCTAAACGATTCATCAGTTCCTTTAGACTCATAGAAAGATCTTGCTTCTTTGATAAAATTACCAACGTTTAAGTTTGAATCAAAGACTCTTTCTTCAAATCCTGGAGCAAAGGTATATTTTAATTTTTTATAAAATTCTTTTAAAAATAATGAACTTAAATTTTCAATTTTTGAGTTGGCATTATGTGCTACAGATACTGACTGAGTGAATACTAATTCTTCTTGATTTAAATCCGAATGATAACTTGTAATTCCACTGAATCCACGAATACACCCCGTAAAAGTATTTGTTGTTAATCCAGTATAACTAATGATCTCATCATCAATTTTTAATAAACCGTATTGATTAGGAAATCCTTTAGTGCTAGAAACATTAATTATATCATCATCAGAATCTATTGCAGAAACAAGAGTTGTACCACCAACTACTACTTCTGGAGTTAAATTATCTAATTTAATATATTGGTCAAGATTTTCTGCAATATCAACTGGACCACCCTGGTACTCTTGGGAGATATAATACTGTTTCAAAAAATCAACTGTCTTTGGACTTTCATCCAAAATAAAGTCTGGTAATTGATTGGTAATAATATCTTGAATCTTTACTCTAGATTCAAATCCAGTTTGTATCATATTACTCTCTAATTAAATTTCCGTTTGAATAACTTGATGTATAATAGTCTCTGGTAAATACTGTTCCAGAGATTTCATCGCCAGAGGAAATAATATCCTTTATCATATTTATTTTGCTTTTGGAAATATCCAAATTCAAATAAAGATCTTTTAAACCGACAACATCATTGGATTCTGGGAATGCCTGAATTTCAATGATGTTGTTTGATTTTGATGTCGATACAATATTAAGTGTAGATAAATTTATTTCTCCCTTAACATAATCTACAGTTCCAGCAGATTTTGAAACAATTCTTACTGAACCATCACTCAAATTTTTAACAACAGACAATGTTCCAGTTTTCATATCCGGATTTGGAACATCTGTCAAATAAACAGTGTCTGGTTCAGATGCAATTTTAAATCCAGTAGATTTAATATTAAATCCATTTTCATTTACATGGAATTGATTTCCAAAGCAAAGTTCATATTGAGCAAATTGATTTAATAATGCAACCAAATTTCTTCTTATTTTTATTCTTGTAATATTTGATGTTATAGCACTATCCGTACTGTCTATAGTTCTCAATAACTTACTATACCTAAATCTTCCTCCAAATTTATTAACATCCAACGAATTTGCGTAGTTTGTCAGTGAATTTGATACTTTTGATTTTAGATCTTTTGCAGTCGTTATTTTAGAATCATCGTAATAAATATACGATTCCAATTCAACATAAAGAATTTTAAGGTCAACAATTTTCTGATTAATTCCCGAAATGGAATATTGTTTTAATTGTGATAATATTCTTGATTTATTAAAATCGGAAACAAAGTTTCCATTCTTTGGTTTAATTGATATCTGTACTGTCCCGAATTCTGGAGGATCTAACTCCTCTCCACCAACAATCGATACTGATTCCGTATCTGGATATATTTTTTTGATGATTGATTCATAATCACGTCCAGTAACCGCTCTATTTTGAGCAGCATAAATTCTTGGGGCATAATATTTAATCGATTCTAGTGTCTCAATATCAGATCCATTTTGAGAAGAAGATTCTGTTGTTAACGTAAAAGGTTGAGTGGTAAGAAAACTATCATTTTCATCAACTATTACTCCAGAGAAAGAAAATGAAGATGCTCCATTACCACTCTTCCCATTTGTAGTAATATAATTTACTGTTATAATTTCTCCAGATTGTAATTTTCTTCCAATTAAACCATCACCAAATAAAAGTTCATATTTTTCATCTTGAATTTCTTGTATCAAATAAATCAGAGAGTCTTTATTTACATTAATAATATCATCTACTAACTTATATTCTATTCCAAGGCCAAGTTCATTTTCTTTTTTGACATAAACTTTTATTGATGAAGTATCAATATATGAATTGTTTAAAATAAATCTTTGATCAAGTGATCCATCAAAAACAAATTGTTTGGTTAAAAAAGTACCTTGATTAATTTCTATATTATTAAATACCGATCTTCTTGCGTTAATAGTATTACCATCACTATTAAAACTAATGTCTTCTGCGGGTGCTTGTATATCCTCTAGAATAGAAAAAACATATGATGTATCATTAACATCTCCTACGCATACCAAACCCTTCTTGAGAGTCATTGTGGGGGTAGATGTTCCATATACATCTACAGTAAAAGAAATGGTTGCCTTTGCAGAATTTCTAGATCTTGGAACATATCCTATGTTTCTGGCAAGAGAAACAACATTTTCTCGAAGAGTGGCAGAATCCAAAAAGGATTCATTCACGATCATATTTGAGTTAAATGCCGTGATATAAGTATTATATGCTAACGTATCAATTAACACAGAAAAGTTAGAACCTTCAAAGTCAAATCCCGTGAAATCAGAGTTTGCACGAAGATAGTCTTTGATAGATTCTTTTATCTGGTCAAAATCTAGATTTGTAAACTTTGTAAAAGGCATATTATCTTGTTGCCTCTAATAGGAATGAATATTCTTGTGTCGGAAACTCTTGCCCAATAATATCAAATATAACAGTTACTTCAAATTCGTTACGATCTGGTCTAGGAAAAACCTCAACCTGTAAATTATCTATTCTAGGTTCAAAATTTTCAATTGATGTTTGAATTTGATCACTAATTACTGATGCAGTACCAAAATCAACAAATTCAAATAGACTTCCTCTTATATCTGATCCAAATAATGAATTAAAAAACTTTTCAGTGGGAATTGTCTGAACAATATTTCTCACAGATCTACGAATGGCAGCCTCATTTTTTAAGACTGGTAGATCTTTTGTAATAGGATGAGGCTCAAATGATAAACTAATATCTTTAAATGCTCTAGATATCCTCCGAATTGCCATTTTGACTAGAGTTTTCTAAATTTATTTATGCCATGTTCTTAAAGATCGATATTTTCAGTCAAATTTTGTGGTTTTTCGTCCTTGTCTGTATTTTTGTAGTCATCTGTTACCTCACGAATCAATTTTTGATGCTGATGATTTGCTAAATTGTCTAAAAAATCATGATTCGGTTCCATTTTTTTCCTCCTTTTGTCTTTCTTTTGATGTTTTCCAAAAATATTCATCCTCACGACCCATTCCGAGTCTATCAAACCCATTTTCAACTTGATAATACTGGGTAGAAACCTTAAAATCTGGCATTTTTGGTTCCATTGGTGTCAGACTATTGTCGAAAATGCGTAATCTATTGTTTGGATAAAGTGCATACTGACCATTATTGAGTTCAATAAGGTTGTGAGATTTGTGTTCTGCAGGATTTTCACTTGTTGCCCAGTCTACGTAGTCTGGATCATGGTGATAATTGTCAATGGTACAGACATAAGTGCCCTTTTGAGTGCCATAATCACGAGTATAACATTCAAAATCCATACTACCAATAAATTTTTTGTCAATACTCACTACACCATAATCCATACAATTCCAGAATTGTAAATTTGGTAAATTCATATCAGGATCAGGTAATTCTGGTCGAGATAAAAATGCACTAATTGGCAATTTATCATACATTGCCGCATATTCTGGTAAATAAGTCT